TGCAACTCTCTCTTCATATATCATCATTGCTAAATCTTCATAGTGTTTTTTGGCAACAGAAACGGTGTCGGTCTTTATACCTACCGCTTTTAATTCCTGCTGAATATCAAATGATTGCCAACGGTCAAATGAAACAACTCCAATATTAAATCCTTGTCTGCGTAGATTAATGATCCATTGCTTTACTTCTGATAAATTAACTGGACCCTCTGCTTTTGGTTCCCACCAAGCAACCGCATCAACAATAACCATTGGCGCTACTTGTTGATAATCTTTAATAACCTGAATATTTACCCATTTGTCTACGTGAGCAATTGCTACAGCACACTTGTCATGTTTCTGTGCAAGGTCAGCATGAATGTAATATGTTTTTTCTGGATCAGGCTTAAATGATTCATCAAACCTTCTAAAGTTGTCAACTGGATTTCTTAATGTCATACATTTTTCTAACTTATCCTTTTGTTTAAAAAATGCATCTGATGCAAATGTTGGTGTGCATGCAAAGCGCATCATGGCATCGCCAAGGTCTGTGTAAAATGCTAATTTAAAATCATCTATTTTTCTAGTAGGGTTTACATCCCATGTTGTTTTTTTAAGTGCTAAAACCTTTGGAACCTTATAAGAAAGTATTGTATCTTCTTCCCATGCAATTTCAAATTGATTGTTTGGATCATCGTGTGGCAGGTCTTCATTCATAATAAATAGGTGTTTCTTTTCAATAGTTTCTTTTTCTGCAATAACATCTTCGTATCTTTTAGAGATAAAGTCGCCTGGGTAACGAGGGAATGAAAGCAATACTACCTTACCTAAATCTGGAAAACGAGAATCTACTGATCCACGAAATGCTTTATAAATATTTTCTGCAGTCTTACCTTGCTCATTGCCAGTTCCAACTTCAGATGCAAAACCAGAAATTTCATCAAGAACTGCAAGCAACAAATTTAAACCTTCATGTGATTCTCTTTCTGAATGTCCAGAGTAAACTGTAATTGATTTATCAAACTCAATGCTATCGGCCTTTGCATTGTATTTTCCTGCAAACCATGGTGATTTTTCTATCTTAGTTTTAAATCCTTTAAAGAATACGTTCTTTGCTTGTTGTGCGTTAATGGCTACGTTTATAATATCAATTGCATCCCCGCTTGGTTTTCCATAATATCTGGCAGGATCTTTAAGACATAATAATTTATATACTATATATGCACATGCTACTGTTGATACAAAGTCTTTTCCAGATCCTTTTCCAAGTTGCAAAATAATTTCATTTTTAGTGTATTTATCAAAATATTGAGCGCCAACAACAGATCCAAATATTTCTTGTAATTCTTCTTTACGATAAATTTGACTCATTGCTTCTACAATTTCATATTGAATTGAAGACAGTTCTGGCTGGCCAAGATAATCAGCAGACTCAACAAATGTTTTTGCGTCTACTGGAATTTCATCAAATTGGTTTTCTTTTAATACTTCTAGAAAATCATTGAACATCTTGGACAATTGTAATTACCTCTCCCTCTTTAGCAATCTGAGAAAGACGTCTCATAATTAAATCACGAACCTCTGGATGGGTTGAGGCAATGTCTCTTAAGATTTCAACAAGAACTTCTTGTCGTCTTTCTATTTCAACCATTTCTTCTGCAAGTTCTTTATTTTCTAGAAGTCCTGCTTTTTGTAACATCTCAATTCTAGATTTTTCAATATCCATTACTAATTTAATTGCTTGAGTTTTTGCACTAAGATTATTAGTCATACTTGATTCATCAATTACTTCATAAGCCTTCGTAATAAGTTTAGTATAGTGTGTATCAGCACCAGCAAGGGCTTCTTTAGCACGAGCACGAATTGCATCATTTGCAGATGCCATAACTTTCCACTCATTAATTAATGAAACAACACGAGTACGTGGAATGTCTAACTCTTTAGAAATTTTTGTGGGATCTTGACCTTTAAGGTATTCTGTAACTACCTTATTAACTTCATCAAGATGTTCAATTAATTCTGTTTCAGTTGACATTTTTTTCCTTTGCTATTTTTAACAAAACTAAATACCCTATTAGATCATCAATGTCGTTGTCTCCAGGATAGTCTGTGCCTTTCATAAGACGACTTAGTTTGTCATCAATTCTAACCTTAAGTTGTTCTGCTGGATCTGACTTGCTAAAAATTCTTACAGGATCAAGAGCAGAATCACCATATGCTATATTTTTTTCTATAAGCATTTGCGCTATAGAGTGACATGCCTGCCAAATTGCGTTACCAGATGGTGCCCCAACTGATTGCAAGTAAAGATCATTACACTTAAAATCTTTAACATCTTTGTATACTGGTTTTAGTTTCATTTATGTTCCTCTGTTTGCCATGCAATATAATTTGGTCCAAAGACTTTTTCTGCTTTTCCTGCCCTGTAGTTATATATTGACTCACTGTGTATTTTTTTTGAATCTTTTCCTGAATAAATAATAAAATTATCTACATCATAAGACATAATAGTTTTGAAAATTGAATTTGAAAACGTTACATATCCTGTTTGATATATTGAATAATCTATAACATTATTATATGTTGTATTGTCTATTTTATTAGTATAGTATATGCCTTTAATTTCTTTTAATACGTTTTCTAAAAATATATTTTTTTTAGAAGATGCAAAAATCATTTGAGTAAGTCCAGGATTATCTGGTTCTTTTGATACTGCAAAATCTAAATCTAAATCAATCCAGGATTCTATAGGTTTTTTACAAAATATATCAAGATCTGCATAAAATCCACCATTAATATACAAACACATATATCTCCAAAGTGTTGATCTTAAAACGTTTACAGTATAAGAGTTATAAATTGTAAGCCATTCTTTACCAAAATTATTTAAAACAAAATCTGCCCTTTCTTTTCCAGATACATATTTATATTCCCAATCTGGATTTTTTTCTTGCCAAGAATCAGCACACTCTAATGCTAAGGGTGGTAAATCTTGATAGTCTGACTCATATGTCTGCCAAATAATTTTAGGTATCATCGTTTTGATTTTCTAAATCCAAATTTTGCAAGGTATACGTAGATAGTTTCAACACTAGTTCCGCACTCCTTAGCAATGTCTTGTGGAGACTTTTTGTCCATAACAAACCTTTTACGGAGCCAAGCCTCGCTTGTATACAGTTTAGCAGCCATGATATTATTTGTCAACTTCTGCTTCAGAAATGTCATAGTCGTATGCGTTTGAGTCTTCTAAAACCCACTTATCGTAACTCTCAACATCCCATTTATTTGTATTTATAAGTCTTTGTATTACTAGATCTTTCTTGGTTACGAATGATGGTTCTTTTAATCTAATACGGTTATTAGGCTGTACCGCAAAATTTCCATCATCTCTTTGAATAACATGGCCACATTTGTGTTGCCCTGGACTTTCTGAATATCCATCATCTAAAATGTTGCTTTCTGGGTTATGCCAATCTAAAGTAAATAAGTATTTTCCGCCAACGTTATTTTTATTTCTATCTATATACGACATTCTCATATTACTTAAGTTTTCAAATTTTGTAACTGCTATGTGTGGACTAAAAGAATTCCAAAGCACAAGGTTGTAAATTGGCTCTTCAGGAACTCCTGGTTTTGTGCAAAATGCATTGATTGGCATTCTCCACCAAATTCCTCCATCTTCCATTAAAAAATGAAATAAAGGACTTCTACTTTTAATACTAGACACACCAAAAATTACACATGGGAAATATTTATCATGGCTATCTTCTTGATCTCTTAAAAAATTACCACGGACATAGCACTCAATTGGTGGTATGTTAGCGTTTAACTCTGGCATTATTCCTCAACTCTCATTGCTTTATTCCAGTTATTAATAGCCCAATGGCCGATACCACAAGCATCAGCAACGTCATTATCGTCAAGACTTTTATCGTAGTTGATTTCAATTAGTCTAATTGTCCTTTCTTTTCTAATTTGTCTTTCATAAGACTTGTACCAAGAATCTGACTTTCCTGGATTTTTTGCTCTAATATCTATTTGTTCTTCTTTTGTTAATCTTTTATTCCCTAAATAATTTTGCCAAGTAATTGGTGCTACTGTTCCTATTTGTTTTGTTCCAGTTAATCCTGCTGCTCCTAATAGTGCTCCCTGAACAAGTGCAAGGTCAGCAGCAGTTTTTGGACTATTCATAAAAACTGTGTGCTCTATTACAATTGCTTCAAAACCACCAGAGTATTCAAAAAATGCTTTTGTTTTTGCACACGCATCCATTACCTTTTGATAGTTTGTATTTCCTTCAAATTTTATTTTTCCAACTGTGGTAAGTTTTTTATTGTTAAATAATGCAAAGGCAAGACTTGTAGTGCTTGCATCAATAGCGCAAATTGTTTTAGGTTCACCATTGCTGTTCATAATCAATAAACCCCTTTATTTGTTTTAACATTTTATCTACTTCTTTTTTATTTACATTACAATTAGGACAAAACCCAGAATCATTATATATTGAAAGTTGTTCTCCACAACCACCAATACAAAGTCTTTTTTTTCCTATTCTTCTTTGTCTACGGGTTATTTGATACCTTTCGGCTATTTTAATTTTAGTGGATTCTTCTCTACAAGTATCTCCACAATAAATCTGATAACTTACTTTTGGTTTAAACTGGGTCTCGCATCTTTCACACAGTTTCACATTAACGGGTCCTCTTCATCCTTTAATAATATCAGAGGTTTGATCTTGATCGTTCCCGTACCTGCTTCAGAGCAGGCTTTTTGGATTGGACATACCTTGCAGATTTTTGAATTTGAGCGATAAGGTATTTGTGGCAACTCTTTATCTTGCCAATTTTTATAAACCATTCTCATCCACTCAAAGGCCTGCTCTACCCAATTGCGATAATGTTCGCTTACAACTACTGGCAAAGTAAGTAATTCGTGATTGTTTTTATTTTCATAAATCATTACACCCTTACGAATTTTCCAAACCTTCATATACATTAACAATTGCATTAAGTGACCCATTTTAGGTTTTCTACTTATTTTCTTATATTCAAAATCATCGTTTCTTATTGTTTTAATTTCACCAATAAGTCTTTCACCTTTATAGTCAATCATGACATCGCCATAACCATCAAAAGGTGGGTCATCAATCTTAACTCTAAACTCCATTGCTGGGTGTGTTTGTTGATTATACTTTCTTGGTATTGGATCAAACTCTAAGTCTTCTGCAAGTAAGCCAGAAGCCTCTATTGCTTCTTGAATTCTTCCGTGTCCAAGACTTCCCTGTGTTCTATTTGCTACACCAATTGCGTCTGAGTTATCATAAAATATTTGACCATCAAATGCTAGATACCAATACCTTGGACATTCTCCTGAGCCATAGGTTAGGTTGGATGCAGAGAAGTTAGTTTTCTTAGTAAACTTTGGTTTTGTTTTAGTAAGGTAGCCAGCATTAATGGCAGTTGCCAAACCTTCAACAAGATTTTCATCTTCTTCGCTATTTCTTTTTTTCTTTTTGGTATTTTTAACCATAATCTGTTCTAATAAATTTTTAGCCATTTTTTTTATCCTTTGTTTATATTAATTATAGCAGGTTAGCGCATTATGTATTTAAGCGCTGATACCAAATCGTTTATTGCTTGTGCTGCTGTAAAGTATATGTTTTTCTTTGCCCTGTCGGATTTGTCAACATTGGCCATCCAGGTGGCTTTAAAGGACATCTTTGCTGCAATAGCCTGTAGTCTTACAATTTCAAGACTAGCAGCCTGAAGGGGAATATCTGGCTTTATAATAATTTTTGCAATCATAGTTAAGGCAACAGTTAACTCTTCATCTTGCATATAGTCTGCAATCTCTGTCAAACCATTTACCATATCAAGTGTTGTTTTTTGTGGTCCTGTTTCAGACATTATATTCCTCCTCTGTTAATTGTTCTAGCATATTCATTTCAATTATAGCAAGTCTTACTTTTGTATTGCCTTCTCCAAGAATTACAACAATGGCTGGAGACTTATCTCTACCCGCTTGAATAGAATCAGTAACAGCCTTAGCCCACACATCTTTATTTAATGTAAAAGATTTATTGGCTTCTTTAAAATCAACAACAAATCCTCTCCAAGTAGCGTCACCTTTTTGTGTGTTCCTACCTGAATTCTTATGTTGTTTTGCACCTATTCTTTTTGATTCATTCTTTTCACTCATTTGTAAAATCTTTCTTTTTTTTCTTTGGAGGTATAAGTCCAACCTTTGAAATATGTTTTTGTGTACACATCCATGTTGCATCTCCAGTTTCTCTCCAATATCTTAAAGATGTAACAACTTCTTCACAAGTTTTACATGGCCACTTGCCAGGATATACAGTAAATTTTGACTCAAGCATTAATTATTTTTGCCTTAAGTTGTTCTTGTAAATTTAGATCTTCTTTAACACGATCTATAAAACCATCACGGCCTTGTACTTTTGTTCCGTCATCTAACTGATACCAAGCACCAGTTCTATTAACTAGCCCCATTGATTCTGCGGTATCAACTAAATCTCCTATTGCATCAATACCAATATTGTCACCTCTAAAATAAAAATCATACTCACCAGATTGGAACCCTGGAGAGGTTTTAGAGAATTGCAGTTCCCAACGAATTTTTCTACCAATTTTTTCTTCAATTAGTTTATCCCCAATCTTAATCTTACCCTTAAGTGCTTGATTTTCTGACTCAGAAGAAAACAACTTAATGACACAAGATGAATAAAACTTAGTAGCCTGTCCACCAGAAGGTTGTTGGCTTGTGTACATTGCATTAATATTATTTCTTGATTGTGAAATAAGAACAAGCAGTGTAGGTTTTACTTTGTTATTAGCGTAGTTAAGCATTTTCCAAGCATTGCTAAAGTCTCTAGATTCTGCACCAATTTGTTTTGTATTTTCAAGTGCTTTCATTTCATCTGAATCTTTTTCAAAATATATAGCAGGAAGCATTGAAGTAATTGAATCAACTACAATAAGATCAACTCCAGCGTTCATTAGTCCAACACCAACGTCTACCATATCGCTAATAGTACGTGCTTGTGAGTAAATTAATTTTGTTGGATCTACCCCAAGTTGTTTTGCCCAATCTTCTGAGTAAGACATTTCAGAATCAATCCATGCACAAACCTTGCCCTCTTTTTGTGCTAAAGCAATCATTTGTAAGCACATAGATGATTTAGCAGAAGACTTACTGCCCCATATAAGGACTTGTCTTCCGTATGGTAACCCACCACCTAGAGCACGATTCAAACCAAAACTTGGAGTTGGCTGATACTCAAAGGTAATTCCTTCTCCTGTTCCAAGACGCTTTCTAATTCTTGGGTCTAACTGCGATAGTACATCTTGTATATTAACTGACATTTACATCCTCCATAATTACCGTGCCATCTTTGGTTTTACCAAAACTAAATTTATACGACTTGCCTTCTTCAATATGCATATATGCTTTTG